CACTCCAACCAATGGTGACGTTTATGTAAGTCATAACGATCTCAGCGAAGTTTTTATCAAAGGTAAGATTAGTAGCGGAGCTTGCTATGTTGCTACCGTTTCTATCTACCGTAAAACTACTAGTAGCAGCAGCTCCAGTTCCATCCTTAATTGTAATGGTGTCACCAGCCGATGGGCCAGCAGGCAAGGTAATCGTAATTCCCCCCGCTGTAGCTATGATGTAATCTCTATTAACCGCAGAATAACTTGTTCCTTTTAACAAAGGAGTTATCGCGCCAGAACCACCGTTAGCAAAAGGTAATACTCCTGTCACGTTAGCAGTAAGATCACAATACTGAACTGCTGTTGATCCTGTACCACCGTTAGCCGTGGGTAATGTTCCCGTGACGTTTGAAGCTAAGTTACAATAAGCAGTCGCGGTAGAACCTGTTCCTCCATTAGCAGTCGCTAGGGTTCCAGCCATCGTGATGGTTCCGCTAGAGGTTATTGGGCCACCACTATAAGTTAATCCTGTAGTTCCTCCAGAAACATCTATGGAAGTAACAGTACCTCCACCAGTCTCTGTGAAGTTTGCATCAACTACTGCTGCTCCTACACCAGCTCCATCTGTATAAACATAAGCTTTAGAGCCATTGGCAATAGTTACTGTGCCACCAGAACCCTGCTTGATTGTAATACTCTGACCGCCAGTGGTAGAGTTCTCAATCATCCAGACCTTGGATACCGTATTAGGGCCAAGAGTAACTTCTCTTGTTGTGGTTAAAGACACTGCTGAAGTAATCTTTAAAAACAAGGAACGAGTAGGATCAGCGGTAGCGTCAGCCATCGTAAAGGTTTCATTGGAATCAGCAGCCATCTGCTTTGTTCCATAACTAAAAGCATCAGCCACTAACGAAAGGTTCGTGTTGGTAGATGTACCCCACGTTCCGCTTTCATCACCTGTCGCTATTTCTTTTAGTCTTAAATCATTTGCGTAAGTTGCCATTTCTATACCTCAAGTTATCAAGGGATGCTTGTCCAATTTGGTGTTTGAGAAGGAGTCATATTAATCCAGTTAGGATTTTGCGAAGGATCAATGTTTTGCCAGATAAGGACTCGACCCACCTCACCTGTTGCACTTAACCCTGTCGGATATACATTGGTTGCAGCCTCTACAACAAAAGCCGTACCAATCTCTGATGTGGCTGATAAGCCAGTAACAGGTATTTCTATTAACAAGTCAACAGTAACGCCATTAAGTACGCCTGTTGCTTGCAGTCCTGTCGGGGAAACAGTAGCTGGAGCAACAACACTAAAGCCTGTTCCTAACTCAGACGTACCTTCCACGCCTGTAGGATAAACTCCCGTTTGTTCTAAAACTCCTGCGCTACCAACTTCACCTGTAGCCTCTACTCCCGTTGCCGAGATTTGAGCGTTGTGGTGTACAGTAACGCTACCTACTTGACCAGTAGCTACAACACTACTTACAGCTACTTCCCCCGGAGCTAGAACATTGGCTGTTCCAACCACTCCAGTAGCCGCAACTCCCGTTACGTTGACTGTTGCCCCAGCGACAATCCCAGCAGAAACTGTTCCTACTTGACCTGTCGCCTGAAGTCCTAGAGATTCTCCCCAAGCGCCGTCACCCCAAGCGCCTCGACCCCATCCCCCAATAACAATGGTGGCGGTTGTGTCTTCACCCCATGTTCCATCACCCCATGCGGCGCGACCCCAACCAACCCCAGACATTAAGCAATCCTAATCAACGCATTTGAAGCATCCGCCGTAGGCATAACAATTTTAAAATCACCAGCAGTAGATGTCTTATCACCACCAAAATCTAATACAACAACACTAGGATCGCCCGCAGCAGTATCATTATAAATGAGTGCGCCTCTAGCTGTTATTGTTGCTGTGCTAAAAGTTAGATCATCAAAGTCCGTAAAAGCCGTAGTGCTACTTGATGTAGGCGTTACGTTAGTAAGAGTACCGCCGCCTGCTGAATATCCGCTTCCTGATATTTCATTAGAAGTCGTATAAGCTGTAGTTGCTGCGGTAAAAGACGCATTGTTATCATACAGGGCTAACTTAAAAGTATTGCCTGTACTTGCTGTAAAATTGTGTGTCCCAGTCATAAGTTCAGTCTTAAAACTAGTACACATATAGTTACCTGAAAAAGCCATTTAAAGCCTCCTAATGTGTTCTGCCAAAGAAGCTTCCCCGGCATTAAGTAAAAGATTATAGATAGTTGTTCGCTCACTTTTTGCAGATTGCTTCATGTAATATAAAACAATTTGTTGAATTTGAGATTTAAAAGCTTCTGCTTGTTGCCTTAATACAGGGTCAGCACTTTGAGAGACTGAAATTATTTTATTAGCACAATCTACTGAAAGTTCTTCAGGAGTAAAACCACGATTGTGAGTCGTTTCTACTCCAACCTGTCCAATCTCTGACTTTATATCAACAGTAAACATTAAATTCTTACACTCCTCACAGCTCCTGATCTAAACGCATCAGTAGTATCGTAACCCTCACCAAGAGATTTAAGTCTAGATACAGCGTCCTCATACTTAGCGTTATACCACTCCATCTGGTCAGCCTCTCCCTTTAGAAAGGTGTAACCCTCAACAAGACAAGCATAGAGCAAAGCGTTTTCAGCATTTGAACCAAGCCAACTTTCACCGCTTGCTGTGGTAGTTATGGATTCAGGTTCAAACATATAATGAAGCTCAACTGCGTAATTAGCATCAGGCGTTGGCCCAACAATAAAACGAGTGTCATCAAAGATACTGTAATACTTGGGAACACCCTGAGTGGCTTCTACTGGATAAGCCTCACGCATGAAGTTAACGTCTTTAAAAATTAAATATTGATAACCAGTATTATCAATCGCTAAAGAATAAGACGCTAAAAATCCAGTAGGCATAGTTAGATAGGGATTTCCCTGACTTAATGTTCCTGTATCATTCCTGCGTAAATCAGGTATCTGACACGTTCTAAGAATTCTTTGTTCTGCCTGCGTAATAATCGTAGGCAAGTTAGCAACGAAAGTAGTCTCGCTACTTTCCAAATAATCCTGTATAGCTGTCTTTAATGTCGTAAAAGTAAAAGCCATTATCTGTGCCTAGCCGTTTTTCTGGCGATTCGTTTGGGTTGCTTAGAATGTTGCTTTCCAGCTTTCGTATCTTTTCTTTTCTTTCTGGTTGTTGCTGCATACTCCTGCGGAGACAAAGACTTAATAGCACTTGAAGGCAAATATCTTTCTCCAGTCTTTGCGCTTGGCTTGCCAGACTTGGTTCTCCATTTCTGGCTAGTCCACTTCTTTAAAGACTTTTGAGGTTTTTTAAGAGCCATTACTTATAGCCCCCTCCCTTATCTTTATACTGCTTTGCTAACATTTGCGCTTTTCGGGCAGACCACTGTCCGGGCTTACCGCCTTTCGATCCCGCCTTAATCCTATTAAAAAGATTTTTACGCATAGTTGGCTTGGTGTAATTACCAGCCTCATTTACACGAGACTTTGCTTTTTTCTTTGCTGGTGCTTTTTTTCTAACTGCCATAATTAAGAAGGCGTATTAGCCTGTCCTCCCATGCCGCTGTGATTAGAACAGTAGTAGTAAAGTGTAGGCGCTCCGATAGCCACCGTTATCTGCGTATAAGCTCCAGCAGTACCCGGAGTCCCAGATGTCACTACACCAGTAGTGTATTCTGAACCACCACCCCAAGTTCCATCGCTTGTCGTTGAAAAGCGTAAAGGATGTAAAGGAGAGCCATTAGTAGAATCAGACTGGTCAAAACGATAAGTGTTTCCTTCAGTAAGATTCACTGTCGCTTGCTGAACTCCGTCAATGTAATACTTGTTACCACTACCCGGATTAGAAACTGTTACTGCGAACGTGTCAGAGACAGGAGTCACATCTCCCACAGCTCCAGTGCCAGCTACACCAGTAACATTAACAGTCACATCGACTTCATTGGTCTCTACTGAAATGTTACCTAAATTAGTTGTTGAAGAAACTCCCGTAACGCTTACGGTTGCAGTGACAGGTATAATTTCAACAGTAACTCTTCCCACATGTCCTGACATGTCAAGACCAACAGTGCGACTTCCCATTGCTGTGTTACCACCGCCAACAGGATCAAAAGCTGAAAGCTCTCTGCTTTGAAAAAAACCACCATCAGGACGCGGATTTCTCAACGCCTGCGGATCAGACATGTTAATCATCCCCAACTTCCATTGGGGATTGTCTTTGTCCACCACATCTCTACCAACAAGCATTCCATTAGGTCTGCCGTTCTCTATCTGAGGAACGAGGTCTTTTAGCTTGTAACGAAAACCCGTTCGGTCACAAAAGCCGAAAGCATGTTTTCCACTAGCGTAATTGCTCATAGATACTGATAACCGCCGGGAACAACATCGTAAGATGATTTATCTCTGACTGAATCAGAGGCCATAGTCCACTGCTCTTCGTATATTTCTTTAAGCATAGGAATTCTGTTTTCTGCTTGCGGTCTCTTTAACGCAATCATGTAAGCTAACCCTGCGGTTAAACAGGTTAAAAACGTAGGAGGTATGTTCATTTCCAAAGAGGCTGGAGAGCCAGCATCTTCAATCCTTTCCATGTAGTAGTAACCAAATGTCCATGTTTGAGCTGAGTCTGGTACAGGCCACACGTTAATAGTGATTCCGCTAGGCGCTCTTTCAACCCAGTATTGTATGGGTCGTCCCTGTAGTAACTTATTAGTCTGTTGAGAATAAGTAGCAATAGACATGCGTTGCATAGTTAGGTCTGACTGTTTGGTGGTATCGCCTGCGTTTGTTCGCATGTAGGCTTCCACTATGTCTAACCTGTCAGCAGGAAGAGCATAAGCTCCCTGTCCCGGCGTTAACGTCAGGTTTGCATTCTTTACTGTCCAAAGACTTAAACCTCTATTTTGCCAATCAAGCATTAGAAGGTTGAGACTTCTTCTCGCTGTCTTATAGTCGTAGCCAGAACGCAACTCCAAACCACAGCGCTCATACGCTTCTTCCATTATCTCGCCTAGATCGAGATTGAAGTTATAAGTTCCGCTAGTCGCCATTAGACTATTCTACCTCGCGTTTGTCCCTGAACAGCTTTGCCGTCACCGACTCTGCCTCCAGAAAACATTTTTTTGTTAATGCCAGCCTCACTCATCGCGATAGCCATAGCTTGATTTCGGTCAGTGACTTTTTTGCCAGAACTAGATTTGAGCTTACCGTCTTTAAATTCGCTCATAACGTAGCTAACTTTCTCTTTGCCTTTCATCGACACCTCCATCGCTTCCTAGCTTGACGCAAACGACTGTTCGGGTCTTTTGCTGCTTTAGGAAACTTTTTCATTTGTCCTTCAGAACGAGCGCAAAATGATTTGCGCCTCTTAGCACGAGACTTAGATGGATTCTTTTCGGTAACCGCAGTTTTTAATTTGCTGCCGGGGTTAGCTTTACGATAAGCCTTAACTCCTTTCTCAGTCATTCCTGCGCCTTTCTTCGTTGCGCGAAAATTACCTGACTTGACAGAAGTTTTTATGCCCATCCCTTTCTTCTTGGTAGAGCCACCCTTCTTGAGAGTACGTTTGCGATTAGTCGTTTGAGAAGTTACCACCAAGTTAGATGATGAATTATTTCTTGGATTTCCATCTCTATGATGAACATCTTTTCTATCGCCTTTACTTACCTTGCCTTTCGCCTTCAAAGTATTGCGAGCCGCATTACGACCCGCTCTATCTTTTTTCTGCTTAGGCTTTGAGTGGTAATTAGCATACTCAGAACGATAGTTTCTAGCCATCAAACTGAGCCTTGTAAGCTTGCTTTACCAGAGTTTCTTTTTTCTCTCTGCGATCCAGCTCAACACCAAACTCACGAGCAAATTCTTCAAGCTCGACTTTGTTCATTTTGCTTAGCTCAGCTTTAGTTGTCTCTTCGACTTCTTCTACTGGAGCAGAAGCCTTAGCTGTAGACTTAGAAGAACCACCCATACTCTTGAGTTTTGCTTTTGCTTCTGACTCAGTCATCAGATCAAACACTGATATATCAAGCTCACCATCCGCATTGATGCTACCAATCTGAAAGACCGGATCGCCATTACTAAAGTTGCCGTTTTGGATTACCTGCAATTTATTAGCCATAATTTTTTACGCCCGTAATAATTACCATGTAGGTATCTAGGTTTGCTGCACCGCGAGTGCTAAACAAGATGTCTCCTGTTTTACCCGTACCCGCATTGTTTGGCAAACCTGTGTATGCGCTGAAGTCTAAAGTGTCAGCATAGTTCTCTGGAAGAGTTACCAAAAACTCATCACTCGTAGCATCTAAAAATATATCAACCGACATACCGCTTGTAGAAAATTGAATACTAGAAATAGTAATACTTGTACAAGCCGCTCCTGTTCTCGGCTGCGTACTTAGCGCAGAGACATCCACTTTTTTAACTAAAGTTTCTCCAGTGCCGTCACTAAGATTAGTGAATTTCATGACAAGGTTTCTAGGCCCGTCATTGATTGTTTGTGAATTAACAGCATCTACCATATAAACCTCCAATAAAAGCGGGGCAAGCCCCGCTATAATCTAACCACTAAAAGGAGTTGCCAAAGTACCGCTGCCAAGGTTCACACCTTGAACTAGGTAACGATTAGCAAATACAGCAGTAATAGAGAAGTAAGTACCCGCTACTCCACCTGTTGTTGTGCCGTCAAAAACCAACTGGTAGTTAGAAGAGCCGTTTGGCTCGAAGACATGGACAAGACCTAGACCAGCCTTACCCTGAACCATAGAACCAATCATGAGGTCAGATGATGAAGAGCTGCCTATGGTAGTGCTTGTTCCAGAAGAGGTTAGCATCAAGAACTTATACTCAATTCCCACATTGCTTAATGTGTTAGGGCCGCCACCTTTTCGGAAAGGGCCAGCAGCGGGATCAAGAGCTGCTGCGTTTACAGCAGGTAGAGTAATAGTCAGCGTGGAGTTGTTGATAAGAATTAGTTTACCCGCATGGTCAGTTGGGTTAATTGTAGTGTCAGCAGTTAATGTAACGACTGATTCTGGCCCTTGATTGTAAGAACCACCCATTGATCTGATCGGGCCTTGGAATGTTGATAAAGCCATTAGAGT